GCCGCGGGAAGCGGATACGAGGTCGGAGACCCCGCCGGCACCGCGTTGGAACGCGGAAGAATAGGCATTGAGCGGGAGATACTCGCGAGTAGCATCGTCGAGCTTAGCCCGAGCGAGCGCAGACTGAGCGGCGGCGAGAGATTCGACGGACGAAGCGCCATAGGCGCCAGCCTGGGCACGAGTCATGGCAGGACGCTCAGCCTCCGTAGCGGACTGAGCTTTGACCTGATTGGTTTGGGCTTCGACAAGGCCCGGTTGAAGAGCGGCGGCTTGCGCCTCGGAATGGCGCTTTTCGATTTCCTCGCGGGTGACGGCAGTCTCCCCGGCGAGCTTCTGATTGAGTTGGTATTTATTGGCCGTGTCGGCCTGGGTGTTTTCGATCTCCGCGCCGAGGGCGCGAACATCGTTGTAGAGCTTGGCGCCTTGCATCGCAGTCTGAATGGCGGGCGTGATAAAGTCCTGGTAGCGGGCGGGCTGGACGGAATTGAGCGACGAGGTCGCAGAAGCACCGGAAGGGATACCGATTGAAGCAGCAGGACCGGAAGCGGTCGCACCGGAAGGGACAGAGACAGAACCGGAAGCACCGGAAGGCGTCGAAGCGCCGCCAGAAGCGACGCCCAGGATAGGATTGAGACCAGCGGCCTTCATATCGGCAACGGAGCGCTGGTAGGCGGTCGAGCTCATGCGCTGTTGGAAGTCCATCTGATCCTGCGCCTGTTGCGCATTGTAAGCCTCGACGCCCTGAAGCTGCTGTCCGGCCCATTGTCGCTGAAGATCGGCCTGGGCGGCGTTGAAATTTTGGGCCTGCAAAGCCTGATCGGCATTGAAGGCTTCGGATTGTTTAGTTTGATCGGCAGTCCAGTCTCGCGTGAGAGCAGCCTGATCCGCATTCCACGACTCCTGCTGGAATTGAAGCAGCATGTTGTCGCGAGCCGACGTGGCAGCGGCTTTCGCGCTGCCCTGATTGGCATTCATGCCACCGAAGAGAGAACCGGCGGCGCCTATGACGCCACCGATAACGGAACCGACGCCGGGAGAAATAGCAGTGCCGCCAAGAACACCCGACAGAGTATCGCCAACGAAACCGGACATGTCAGAAGTGATCCATCATTCCGGGAACGCCGTAGACGGGCATGGGTCGAACACATCGCATGTTAAAGTAGAAGTCCGCGATGAAATTCGGCTCGGAAGGAACCGCAACGACTCGAGCGAACGGCGGGTGCTCAGAAATGAACGCATCGTTGAGAAGTGGCCGGCCCGCAAAATCCTGGGCCAAGTGCCAGGTATCGAGCGACTGCGGGAATGAAGAACGTAACTGGCCTGTGATGAGACTGGGCTTGTAGCGATACTCGGCGAACCGCTCTTGGTAACCAAAGACGGTTGAATCGGCTGGCGTGCCATCGGCGTAAATCTCCTGTGAAAGCACGGCCTGCTCACCGATATGGGAGAGTGCCGGCCAGTAGAAATCGAAGCGGCCGCGCCGCGACCACATACGGTTGATGCCCTGCTGGTAGGTCAGGTCGGCCGTGATGCACACAAGTCCGATGATGGTGCAGTGCTCAGTGAAGCTTTTGGAGAAGCCATGACCATGCATGACTGAAGTTCCATAGGCGGCGAGGTTTCCTTGGGGAGTAAGTTCGTCGGTGCCGGAACCTGGGATGCCGGAGGGCGAGGTCTGAGCGACGGGCGCGATGTTGATGTTTGAGCGACCGCCGCCAAGATACTCAGGACGCTGAAGGCGAGCATCAGGAGAAACCACGCCAAAGTGGCTACGAAGTATCTCTGTATAACGAGTACCACCACGAGCGTCCCTTTCGTAAAGACGTTGAATTTGAAACGCCTGCCTCAACTGGTTGATGGTCGCGGCAGTGGCCAGCGAAAGATCGGCGGAGAGATTGGGCTGAGACCAGAAGGCAACGCCGTCAGTAGTAGGAGCGCCGGGAGCCCAGAGGACGTTGGTTACACCGGTATTACCGGCGAGAGAGAGATCGCCGGCGACGCCGGTGATATTGAAAGTCGGGCCAGCGCCCGGCGCATTACCGATTACGGGGGCGGACTGTCCGAGCGGGATGGAGACTGATTCTCCCTTCTGAGGCCAGGGCAGGCAGGACGTGAAGTAGTCGTGTCGCTTTCCGCGTCGCTGGAGGACGAAGGACTCGACTGCGTCCGGTCCGTCTGATTTATCGACTGGTAGTCGATCCTGAAGGTTTTGGTCCCTGAACCACTCGTTCCATATGAGATTGTAGGCCCTAAATGGTAACGCAGACACGACGATATTTGGAACTCCAACTGGCAAGCCGAAGTAGTCAGCGATGCTAGAAGCAGGGAACCCACCGGAGACAGGAGAACCGACCTGAGGAAGCAGGAAATCGGTCGAATCACCGGGGTTATCCTCCTCGCCATTAAACCGCTGCCAGTTATCCCAGAGAAGGCGATTGGGCACGGAGAAAAAGAAAGTCGAGAAGTAGGCGTTGTCCATATACGGTCGAAGGGGCGTAGCGAGCCGGGCAAAGCCGGTCATCCGGACGTTGAAAGTGTCGCCAGGAAGCGCCTCATCGACGAAAATCGGTATCAAGAAACCAGAGTCGAGCGTCGTCTTGTAGGTCTGAGAGCGATCGAAGCTCGACCGGGGTATCTGGGCGCGAGGGACCTGGGAGAACGTATGCGACATGTTCGATGGGTGGCGTGCCATCAGTCGGTTTCCCCCTTGGTTCTAACGTCGAAGAGATCGTCGTATTTGGCGCGATCCTTAACGAACGAAACGAACGACCCAAGATGCTCCGCAGCCATTTTCTGATCATACAAGCCATTCGCATCGTTCCAGTAGCCGATGTGGTAGAGCGCGAAGTCAGCAGGATGACGGGCGAGCATAGACTCAGGACGAGACGCTTCGTCAATACAGGCACGGACGGCTTGGCCGACAGAAGCGAACATGAAGGGGGGCATGAAGAACCCCGCTTTGAGGTCCTGAACGGCGAATACATGGTAGATCATAGGCTTACTCCACAGTACGCTTGAGACGAGTTGCGCGGAGCTCTGTGAGCTCATTGCGCGCTGCCAATCGCTCAGGCGAGTTGTTCCACTTGCGTTGAGGGGTGCGGGCGGCAGCTTTGCGCTTCGCCTGCGTCTTAACGAGGTCGATAGCAGGAGCAGTCTTGGCGCGGAGCTTATTGTAGTAGGTCGGGATACGGACTTTCTGGCCATCGATGATCGCGAAGTCCGAAGGGAAATAGTCTGAACGGTAGCGGTCGAACCACTCCGCGCCTAAGCCTGGATGGGTAGACATCATGGCGAACTCGGGGAGCACATCGAAGATCTGCCCGGTCACGGGATGGGGACGGCGGTAGTACTCTACCGCAGCTTTCCCGGTGACCTTCTTGAGACTGTAGCGGGCGACGTAGCCAGCAGACTGCGGTGTCACGGAGCCGAACTCGCAGGACCCGAAGGGCCAGAGGGTTTCTAGGGAGGGCGATCGGTAGAGGACATGTCCCTTTGCTCCTTTGCGCCAGAGATAGCGATCGTGCAGGAACGCCTGACCGAAGAGGATGATGTGGTAATGGGGCCGGCCGGTAACGTCGCCGTACTCGCCGCAGGCGAAATACCGGACCGGCCCCACCACCTTCCGAAGCCGCTTCAGGAAGAGCTGCACCGGCCGCTTGGAGATACTGCCGTCGAGCGGAAGGTGCTCATCGGCGTAGGTCAAGGTCGCGAAGCAGGAATCTTCGTAGAGCTTGGCTTCGTGGGTGATCCGGGTTGCCCAATCCTTGGCCCGGGCCAGACGGCACCCGACGCAGCCACCACAGGGGACCTTGATCATGATCGCTCCGAGGTAGCTGTGAGAGGCCGCCCAGACGAGGCCACGGGCCGGGGGGCAGGCAGGGTAGGCCGTGACCGGGGAGAAGCACGTCACGGCCTGTAGCGAGCCCTGAGGGGCGGCTAGAGACGGATGCCGCCACGCATGGGACCGGCACGGAGATTCTTGCGGTGGGTGCCAGCCGAGCGGCGGAAGGACCGACGAGAGGCCCCTTTGGACATTGGATGACGCTTAGCCATTGATATCGCTCCTTTCACTTGATCCCGTTGACGCCAAATATATGAGTGTTGAGCACGTAGTGTCAACAGGAATATTAGAGAACAAGTAGGGATATTCCTTTGATGGCGTAGACCTCAGTTTCCGATATATCGGATCGGAGGTGGCTGAAGCGCTGCTTCGAAGGCTTCGCCAGCAGCGCATCGGTGCTCAGACGGCGCACGCCTTTACGTGTTTTGCGCCGGTGCCTGGACCGGCGCGAGTGGACC